GGGCAGGTTAAGTCATGGTTGGTTATCGGTGTTTTGGAGAGGTTGCTCTTTTCGCACTTTGGTGACAATTCGATAAAACAGGGAGCAAAAGCGGATGCGATGGATTTACATGAGGCACACATGCGGATAAAGAAAGCCAAAGTCAATATCATTGAGAATGACGGATCAGCCTGGGACGCGTGTTGTAGGAAGGAGCTAAGGCAGCTAATTGAAGTCCCGGTGATCGAGCATGTCATAAAGATAATTGACGAAATTGTTATAGCGGAAAACGAGTGGAGCCATCAGCGTGTGCGCGCAGACAAGCTGACGACTTTGAAACTTCGCTTCCAGCCCAAAGTCAGGTACACTGATCCAGAACCAGATGTAACTCAGGAAGAGCTTGAGTGCTCAGCCATGAATAACCCAATATTCTTTAGCATTGGTGCCATACGTCGCAGCGGCGACAGGGGCACTTCATGCTTGAATTTCCTGGTGAATTTTGTTTGCTGGTCCTGGGTTTTGTGTGGTGGCAAGAGTTGTTGCTTGATGACTAAGGGCCGGACGAAGGCCATTCCGCTGTACAATGGAGGCCAGAGTACCGTGAAGATTAAATGTGAAGGCGACGATTCGCATGTTATGACAACGTACAAGTTTAACCAAGCCGAGATGGACGATATGACAGCACGATGGAAGAGGCTTGGACATAGACCAAAACTACATTTACGCCTACCTGGTAAGGTTACAGAGTTCACCGGCTATCATTTCCTCGTGGACGATCACGGGGTAGTGCCTGAGACTGGGTGTCCGGACATTGCCCGTAATATGATTTCTGCAGCGACCAGCTTAGCGCCGGGTCCGGCGCGCGCGCTGCACAAAGGTGACGACATGGAGGAGGTGTGCGCTGTTGCGAGCGCATCTCTCGCGTGCGCAGCAGCCTCCTTTGCTGAGAGACTCCCAACACTCGCGGAGTTTTATTTGCGGAACAGCAGGGAGTGGATGAGCCGCGGTAACCTTAAGCATGTGGTATTGGACCACGGTCAGAAT